GAGATTGATACCCGCGTGTCGTGTGCGGGCGCGGTAGTTAGATCCTGCGCGTGTTGTCACCAAGTCACACTACGGCTTCCCAGTTAGCCCGGTTAAGTACAGCAAAATACTGGGCTAAACCGGTTGCTATGACTGGGGAGTCGCCGTTTTTTCTGCATTACGCGACCCCTACCGGGGGGTACTCGCGACCTGCTACTACGCTAATAGGCTTCAGACATTTATGTCATTTTTTAAGAGCTTCTTTCTCAGCATGATATGGTTCATGCAGTACAAACTGGATGTAATCACCAACATATGCCGGCATATACTTCCAGACACGTATGCATTGACTTGCATTAAACCAGTTTGACGTACATACCATCCACATACCTACAACATAACTAATTATTGTCATAAGTAAGTATCCAATAAATAACGTACGACACCCCTATAAGCAAGATAACAAGCATCCATATAACGGACCAAACAATCATAATGCTGCGTAAACCTGTGGATAACACTGTTGAATCAAATCACGACATTGTTGTGCAATCTCTTGATGTTCAACCTGTGTACCGTTAGCGCATCTTAACCCAGTATAATGCAGCCAGGACCGCAACGTACCGTTCATGTACAGCCTTGTAGGCGTGCTTAGGGGTAAAACCTCACGAGCACACTCTTTAGCGACTCCAGCGGCCAGCATCTCGTTATAGAGCGTATAGGCCATATCATATACTTGACTTGCTTTTATTTGGAAGTCTTGTTGTGTATAAGGATCTATGTCATCAATACTATTTTGTCTGTTTTTATTGTCTTGACGTCTGATGTTAAGGGTGTTAGGTTTGTCGGTTACCCCAGCATAACGCTGTGAAAACTCTTGAAAGCTGAATGATCTGTGACGCAGTATTTGTGCTGCGATAGACCGTGTGGTATTAATCTCTACACACATGTTAACCATTTCAAATGGTGACCAATGTTGGTGTTTAATGAGATACTTAATTAACTTAGCACTGGTCTCAGTGTTGTTTTGGTTGTTAGGATTAGATACCCGTGCCATATACGACACAAGGTCATCACCATCGTGGGTGTAATGGATGAGTTTAACGGTGGACATACAGTAGTAAGGGTGTTTTAGTAGTCACTGCTTTTATTACAAAAATAAAAGATATTGTCTCAGTAATCTAGTTACTGCGGTGGTCTTAGTAAAAGGGACTCCGAAGAGTCCCCAGTACAGGAGGTCCACCCTTCCCCCTGTATAAGGCAGGGTTTGCACTAAACCCAGTTCTCAACACCGTTTTGAGCTTCGCCTCTTGACTGTCGTCTTTGGTCCATATCCAAGTTTAAAACCATGTGATTTGCAAAACAGTCAAGGTCGTCTTCCCAATGTGTAATGATGTCTTGCCAATCTCTTTGACGTCTTGTAACTATTTCTTGTTGTGCAGAAATACTTAGTGCATCAATAAAATATTGTACACCTTGTGCAAGAGCGTCAATGCGGTCGTCATGTCTAACCGCACCTTTTTCACGACACATACGGCTCATTTGATAGAACAGCATGTATTCTAAACGTTTTTCAGGTGCTGTGTCTGGGTTAGACGCATAGTCCCATTCGATAACAGACTTATCGACCACCAGACGGTGCTGGTTAAGCACAGGTTCTAGTGTGTCAATAATACGGTCTTCTTTACGAACGTTAGCCCGTGTTTCTTCTACGTTTAGTGTTTGTTTAGTTTGTGCAATGTGTTTTTTAAACAGTTCTGCTACAATACCGTCACCAAAGTTAGATTCAATAAGAAGTGTCGTAACGTTATATTTACGACAACCTTTTAGAATGTCCAAAAGCGTAGTGTCTGAGTATCCTTCCTTGTAAGCACGCATCTCGTGCAAGTACAGAACACCGTTTCGTTGGGATAAATAAGCTGCTGTTGTCTCATCCGATCCACGGCCCGACGGGTCAACAGAGCATATTGTTTCGCTGTAAACATCCCACTCTCCTTGTAACCGCATTGGAGAGTAGAAATAATCTCCAGGGAGTCCGACAGTGGGGAGTTCCTTGATACAATTTGCGGGGTCTGAGCACCAGATGACGGACTCAGGAGCAGAGGTAGGGTTAACGCTAGTGACAATAAGGTCAGCGTTTTTAAGGGGGAATTTTTCTGCGTCAGATAAGCTCGTGTCGAGCATAAACTGAAGCATGAAGTTACTGCGTCCCATGGACGCTTCACGTTCAAGTAGGTCATCAGAACTAAATCGGTCAGGGTCAGTTACATCCCAGGGTACTGCTCCGTTGTCAATGTCAGCTTGTAGCTGAGGAGCTATGATACCCTCATAGTTAGCCATTTTACGAGGTACCCTCGCAGGCCATACAAAGGGCTTGTAGTTGCGTTCTGCAAGCTTTTTGTACACTGTGAATGTGGTTTGGGGTGTACCCAGGTACATAATACGGGAATCATTTTTAGGTGTCAAGATAGATTCAGCTTCAGTACATAATTGTAAAAGCTTACCCCGCATCATTTCTGTCATTGAGTTACCGGGTACTTCGATGTCGTCAAGGATCATTAGATCCGCACGACTACCCGTTAACTGTCCGGTGATACCGACTGATTTAACAGAGGGTGCTTGGCTTGGTGAGCAGTTGACATCAAAACTGATACGTGACCAACGTGCATCGTCAGACTTAGGTTGTAAGTGACAAAGCCAAGGTGTTTCGATAATTAGCTTTTGTAGGAAGATAGACATGTTGTCGGCTCTCTCTTTAGAGGCCGAGATAATCATGATCTTCTTTTCAGGGTTATTGAAAAGCGTCCACAGAACGAAGGCTCCAGTAATCCAGCTTTTTCCCACTCCACGGAAAGCTTGAATTTGAAGACGCTTAGGTCCAGACTGAAGATATTCTGCGATTGCATATTGAGCTTTTGTTGGTTCTGGTAGGTCTAGCTGTCCCCACAAAGCTTGCAGAAACAGCTTAAAATCAGCCTGTAAGGCCGTTAAAACGTCTGTCATATGTGTATGTATAGGGGTGGTATTTCAACGGGCTTCTAGGGGCTAGCAAGGGGATTAAAAAAGACTTTTCCAGCCTCAACGACTAAAGCACCTGCTGCAACAGCGGTACCTACAACAACGTTACGTACAGTGTCTAAATCAACAGTAGGACCGCCATTGGTTTCCATAACCTGAGGAGCCACATAACCACTACCTTGAGGTGCGGTTACAGACGGACCTGGTTGTTCGGACATGTCATAACCAGGTAGTGCAGGTGGTTTCCAACGAACTTGGCCTGCTGTAGTTGTCAAACCGGGCAAAGGTCCTTGTCCAGGAAACTGTGTCTGTTTCATAGATAGGTCTTGAGCCACTATGAACGGAAGTGCACTAAAAATCTGTTCAGGATTCATAGATGGATCAATATCCATACCTGGCAGGTCATAAGGATCTACAAGGTCGTCAGCGTACCGTTTATCAACAAGACGATAATTATCAACACCATTAAGTAGGCGATAATTATTACCACGTTTGGTACGAATGAATTGCTCCATCGCTGTTTTCCAAGCGGCTTCGCTGACAGGGTTTAGGTACGTATAATCACCAGCCCGACCTCTATCTTGAATAACCTCAGCAGCATGATCTGAAGGGTATGCATGTTCAAGGTTCGCTCCTTCTACACCATTAGCCGCAGCCATGTTATTCATGGTTGCTTGCCAAGACTGTAGTTGTTCTAAATCAGCTTGAGCTTCGGGAGTAGATGTTTTTTCGTGATCTTTTCGTCGTTCTGTCTGCCCTTGAGAGCGTGTTTTTGGACCAAACCTAAGTCTGCCTTTGGAGTCAGTACCTTTACTTTCAACACCTGTAGGTCGTGGCATACCTTGCAGATTCATCCTTGTGATGATTTCTGCTCTGTTTAGTCCGGGATTAGCACGCGCAAGCTTAGTAGCAGCAGACGACCATTGTTGTGGCGTCATTAAAAAAGCGCCCCTTTCGGAGCGCGGTATTATTTACTTGCCGTTAGGCACAGGTTGTTAACCCTTTGCACCTTTGGTGCCTAGTTTTCCGGTAACGTATTTCTTACCGTCCCACATTTGAGTGACATAGGTTCTGCCTTTTCTGATGCGCCTGGTACTGCCAACTTTGGGTCCGCTGGTATTGGCTTTTAGTTGACCTCTGTTGTTATTAGAGGCACGAGATCCTCCACGACTTGTACCTGTACGACGGTTTTTGCCAACACTTGCAGCCGCTTCTGCTCTGCGCTTCTTTTCTGCGGGACTTAACTTGCTACCCAAAGAAGCACCGTTCTTTGTTTGGTTAGGACGCGCTGGATCACTTGGCCGACCTTTACCAGAAGTACCTAGACCGAAGGATCCATCACGACCGGAACCGGTATTGCGTTGTGGGTCAGCCTTAGGAGTTGATTTCTTTGGTGTGGTTTTAGGAGTAGCTGCTTTAGGTGTGGGATCAGCTTTCTTTTTAGACGCAGTTAGAGCTTTCGCGTAAGAAGAACCGTGAGCCACGGGACCAATGTTCTTACCATCTTTGAGGGTCTTACGTGCAGCCACAGCAGCACGATGTTCCTTCAGAGTTGCAAAGCGCTTTTTGTAAAGACCTTCACCAGTCTTTTTCTTTTTAGGAGTAGCCATAATTAGTTAATGTGTGACGAAATAAGTGATTCTCGAAGTAGGTTCTTTCCAAATTGGTCTCTCATCCAAGAGCGCCAATGGAGGCTTCCTTTATCCTGATTACATCTGGTACATGCTGGTACGACATTCGTATTGACATCTTCGCCCCCAAGAGAACGAGGATGTACATGGTCCAAAGTAAGTTCATGTAGTTCATAAGTTTCTCCGCAATAAACGCATGTGCAGCCAAAGTGTTCTTTAATACTGCGCCTCCAAAGGCGCTTGGCTTCAGAGGATGTCATGGTTATTAGGTTGTAAAGATAGTGATCAGGAGTTGGAAG